ATTGTAAAAGGAAGTACGGTTGAAACATTTACTAAATTTGGTGTTGCCATAATATTTTCCTAATTTTATCCGAAAACCAAAGCCATTGCTATAGCTTTACCTGTTGTTGCTGCAGATGCATCGCCTATGGTCAATACACCTGTAACATTTAAGTTATTGAATGCATCAATTATAGCACCATTTGTAGCTCCTGCTCCATCAGCATAAATTGCCATGGTGGATCCATTGGCAACTGTTATTGTTGCACCGCTGGAACCTTGTTTAAAAGTAAGTGATTGGCCGCCAGTTGTAGCGTTGTCTACAATCCAAAGTTTGCTTGAATCATCGGGGGCCAGGGTAATTGTTCTTGTGGCTGTTAACGACACGGATGAGGTAAATTTGATAAACATGTACCTGGCATCGGATGCGGTACCGTCTGAAATAGTTAATGTTGCATCAGCATCAGAGCTTAGTTCATGATTTACATAAGAAAATGCATTATCTAATAATTGATATTGGGTGTTAGTTTCAGTTCCCCAGGTTCCACTACGGGTTCCTGTTTCAATTTGTCTGATACTTAATGAAGTAGTAAATGTGTCTGCCATATATATGTCCTCGTTTAAAGATTATACCAAATTTATTTAAGCGGCAACTTCCTCCCAGTTAGGAGTTTGACTTTCGTCAATTAATGACCAAATTAATGGATCATCAACCGCTGCATTTATTTGTAATCCTATTAGTGTTACGTTTGCCTCGGCATCTATTATAATGGATCCAACTCCTACATTTGATTGAAGTCCAATAACACCAAATCTGTTGTCGGTTATTGTTGTTGCCGTTCCAAGTGCTGAGGTAATTTGTTGGCCAGCGGGTTCAGCATTGGCCTCACCATCAACTGTAACTGAGGCAACTCCTAGGGATGAAGAGATGCCATCAATTTGAACATCGGCTTCTGCATCAATAACCACACTGGAAACTCCAAGGGTTGATGTGATTCCTGTTAATTCAACATTTGCTTCGGCATCAATTTGTACGGATGCAACACCTAGGCTTGAACTGATGCCTGTTAATTCAGCGTTGGCTTCAGCATCTATCTGAACTGCTGCTACACCTAGGCCAGCTGATACTCCTGGAAGAGTTGCAATGGCCTGAGCATTAACAGCAGCTGTGCCTATGCCAGCGGTTATCTGTAAACCAGTTACATCGACATTAATGAATAAAGGTTCGCCAAAGGCTCCTAGATCCCAAGTACCTCTGCCCCAGCCTGCTTGAATTGACATCAGATTATTCTCCTGCGGCCCTGGAGGGGTTTGTAGATGTTATTGGGTTTATCCTGTATAATCTCTTTTGTGGAGACTTTATATTTTTCTTGGGAAAAAGGGCCTGCTGTCCTTGTCCCTTCATCTGCATCTACTTTCAAGGGTTTTTTTATGAAGCCTTTAGATGATAATTGGCAACCAGCAAGTGGAGCCAATGTTACAGATTGGTATGAAAACGGTTCTAAACTATCAAAATCTGAATTTACCCAGGCGTTTGGATCTATAGGTGAAGAGCTTCCTGTCTTGCCTACATAACCACCAAATCTTTTTTCTAACACGATAATATCTTCAAAGAGTTTTGGATCCATTTTGTTTCTTACATTGGTGTATAAATTTTGTGATTCTTGCAATAATTGTTCTTTCTCTTGAATAACATCAAAAGGAATGTCAGAGCCTGGTGCATAGTCAGCATCGATTTTATCAAGTTTCTTAAATAGTTTGTGCCCTATATCAGCTGCATCAGCCATTGCTTTGTGGATTATTCCAATCTCACCAATTATAACCTGACCGTCATCACCAGTAACTTGAACATTTAATTTTCTATCCATATAACCAGTTTTACTGTAAAGTTGATTGCCTGAGTCAATTGTTGGATATTCGTTGGCTATTCTTCTTGCAACCTCATTAGCCTCTTCGGCTGTATTAATATATATCCTTGTTCTCATGCTGTCGGTTAATTCGCCAGCAGTGCCGTATTTTTTTTTCTTTATTTTGTTGTTAATGCTATCAAGTGTTTTTAATTCAACATCAATAAGTTCATCTGTATCAGCATCGTATTTATATTTCGGAGCTTTTTCCAAATTAAGATCGTCTGCAATAGATTTAATATCAGATTGAAATGCGTTATTGGTTTTTTGAGCCTGATTGTAAATATCGTCTGCTGTTTTGAGAGATGCTTGTGGGGCCCTGAATACCTCTATTGTCATGCTTTCAAGTTTTTTATCGCCAAGATCCTTAAGCGGCTGTTCAAAGGTTGGATCGCCTTTTGTTGGCTGCAATTGATAGGCTTTGTCTACTCTGCTTCTTTCTTTGGCTGCTTTGCGAGCAGAATTATAGACTTCAAATTCATCAACGCTGTTAAATATTTTGACGGGTGCTTCAGTTTCCCCAAGCAATTCTATTGCCTCCCGTGTCGATTTGCCACCAATTTGTTGCAAAGATCCATCGGGCATTCTTAAAACTTCAATGGGTTGTCTTTTATCTATGCTAATGCCTTTGTAGGGTTGTCCTTCGCTTGCTGATTTCATCAGAGACTGTGCTCGTATGACTTTGTCCTCATCCGATTTTATAACTCTGCCAAATTGATCTTTTACTCTCTCAATTTGATTTAAGGGAACAATTGCATCAGCATCTTTTGTTGATATAAATTTAAAGGTCTGTTCAGCCGCTTCTCTTTTAATGGCTGGAGGTATGAGTTTGGTGGCTGGAAATAAATCCAGGGAAGATAAAGCTACGCCTAAAGGATCGTTTTCTCTAAGTGCTAATTCGGTTGAAACACCTGGCACAAATTCAGATACAAACCTTAAGGCTTTTTTTAGGGGATCACCTCCTGTAACTTGTTTTGCTGTTGGATCTTCGATGAGATAATCGAAGTAAGCATCGCTTAAACTTTTGTATTGAGGCCCAGTAGGTTCAATGGATCCTACATCTTGCGATGTGTCGAAGATATCAATGTCATCAAACTGATTGGCCATGGGCTATATTATAGCCCATTTTTTTAGACCGCTTCTTGGAATGAAAGGCCTTGCACCTTTCTGTTTAGAATGTTGTGAACCTTCCAGTAAGGGAAATCTTCAAAGCCAGGATGCATGTTCTGAACCTGCTTGGCAATACGTCTTGCACCTAGGCCTCTACGTTGACATTTGTAAATGGTTCTGAGGACTTCTTGTTCCTCGGGGATCTCCACCAGCTTCCAACGACTTTTTCTGCCGTGCTTCTCTTCAACCTTTTGATAACCAAAAGGCACAGATCCACCCACCGCATAAGATTTTGAGGCCCAGTCTAATTTGCCATCGTTGAATCTGTCTTTGATGTTGCCGTGTTCAATCTCAGAAACAGCAGATAAAACCATCAACATAATTTTGTTGGCCATTTCATTCATGTCGAACCTGGCATGCAAACCTTTCTCTTTGTCCTGCTTGGGATAGGCAATCGGTATATCGCCAAACTGTTGGCAGAAATACATGGTGACACCTATCTCTTCAAGTTTAGGAATGATGTCCAGGAGATCTTTAGAATTCCTGGAGAGTCTATCTAACCTGGTGGTGATGATGATATCGTTTTCATCAATGGTATCAGTCATGTCCCTGGATCCAGGTCTCGCATTGATCGACACGGTACCTGACTCACCAGCATCAACAAAGAAATGATCCACCTCTTTGCCAAACTTGTCTTTGACAAACTGGCTGATCAGTTTCTTTTGAGTATCAAGTGAACAACCATTTGTGGCCTGCTCGTAGGTTGAAACACGAACATAGCCATAAATGTTATTGATTTGAGTATTAGGCTTTATCATTATTGTGAATAGTAGGCCAGGGCAATAATACCAACAAGAATGATGGCAGCTAGAGCATAATTTCCAAGAGTGTATTTTTTCTCTTGGACTTGAACAGTTTTTTTAGAAACAGTCTTTGTTGCCTTGGGTTTAACCGCAGCTTTGGTTTCTTTCTTCTTTGTAGTTTTTGGCATAATTACTCCTTTATACATTTTTACAACTTTTTATAATATATTTTTTCATCAGCATTAGCAACTAGATAGATTTGGTAAAGCTGGTTGTGCTGATGATCTCTTTGAATTTTACACCCAGGGCCTTGTGCACTCTATCTTCAAACAAGCTAACGTGTCGAAGAATTTCTTCTTGCTCCTTGGACGTTGCATTCTTGAAATTTTCATCCATGAATTTTTCAGGACTGTTAAACAGTTCCATCAAATGATCTGACACCTGGTGCTTGGCATACACCTTGGGCGTTACTTTTTTGTCTTGATAAATAATCATAGTTCCTCCTTATATATTTTATCAGTCATTATTTGACACCTCCTTTAAAACCTTTCTTTTGTAAATATTCGTAAACCGCTTTCCAGTTAATGTCGCTGTTTTTGATCTTCATGTAACCGTGAAAAGCTAACCCTCTGATATTTAAACCAGTGTAGTTTTTGTGTTCGCCAACATACTCAAGTTGTATGTTGAACTTTTTGCAAGTTCTTCGCACACGGTTGTAATAGACTTTCTTCTCTTTGGCCGCATCGCTTTGGCCAACTTGCTTAACAGCTGGAACTCCTGGCCCAGGATTAACACCTTTGACCACACCAATTCTTTTTAATTTTTTCAAACGATTGTGGTGTTTGTCAGCTGGCACCCACTTTTGATTTTGGTTATCAATAATAAGTTTTAACTTATCGTCCCAAACCATGGCATGGCCAGTGACATGGATCATGAAGTATCTTTCGTTTTTATACTCAGCAGCTTTTTTCAATTGCTTGATCCACTTACCAACATTCCTTAAGTTGTTTACTGGTTCGCAACCATAGGCAAAAGGAATCTCATGACGCTGAAGCCAGGTGCCATCCTCGCCAAAGTATTTTGCAATGGTGTATTCCTCGCTGGGATAAACTCCTCGAACCTTACGGCCAAGACAATCACAAATATCTTTGTAGACATCATCATAGTCTTTGCCAAGAAGAGTGGCCCAGGCATAAGGCACACACCAGTTATGACCCCCAAGGGTGTTGGGCTTGGGGACGAAACTTACCAATTCTTTTTTCATCATCATTACCTCCACTTCTTATTATACAGATTTCCGTGTCGTTGTATACATTTTTATACAAATAAATATTTATTTATAAATTGTTGCAAATAGTTGCAAAATATGCATAATAGGAGATGTGGTTATTAATTTTCAAAAAAACGGAGGTCAAAAGATGGAAGATATGAAACACGAAGAGATGAAAAATCTTTTCAATAAAATCAAAAACCCAATTGATTGGAAACTTGATATTGAGGCAATGATACCGAAGAAAAAATTCAACGACTATGACGATGCGGTCATGGCTTTTACAGGGGGCGGTCTTAAGATTGTCACTCCTGAAACCAAGGACGGCATGGTTGGCGTTGTGGGTTATGGTTATTATCATCACATAGGAGGTTAAGAATGGCTTACATTAATGCAGAAGAAGTAAAGGCAATTAGAAATGCCTTAAAGAAAAAATTTCCTGAATATAAGTTCAGCGTGACAAAAGACAATGGTGGTCTCAATGTCAATGTTGCAATCATGGAAGGTCCAGCTTTCAAGGCTGAGGAGGAAAGATATAATCAAGTTTGGGACAAGTATGTCACAGTAGATCTTAATGAGGGCCATCATCAAATCAACACTTACTGGTTGAAAGATCACTACCCAAACAATGCTAAGTTTTTTCAGCAAATTGTTGAGATCATAAAAACCGCACCTTACTACGCTGGGGTTGGGGATCTTTGGTTTGATGAGTCTGATGCTATGACTGATTATTTTCACACTGCTTACTACTTTCATGTTGAAGTTGGTAAGTGGGACAAACCATTTAAAGTCAAGGAGATGGCGTAATGGCTGTTAATATTAATGTAGATGACAAACTGGTTTCTTTGACGACTATTGAAACCGTTGATTTTTGTGAGGACTGCAAAGGTACTGGTAAGAAAGAGATCAATTTCATTGATCCAGCAACCAACAAAATTAAAAAAACTGTTTATTTAAAATGCAATTGCAAGGAGGTGGCGTAATGGCTTACAGAGAAAAACAAACTTTTGTTGATGACTTCTTGAAACTCTATGGCGAAGATGGTTTATGTGTTAATCAAGTGTCGATACCATGGACAGAAAAGAAAGTAAAAGGGCTTTTTGATTTATGTAAAAAAGATAAGTTTAAAGAAGAATTGTTTAACGACTGGTTGGACAAGGAGGTGGTGTAATGATTACAGTATTTCAAGCTAACGAATTTGGTGACAATACCAAGGGTTATACAAAAGTTGCGGAGGTCGATGTTGAGACTATCAACGAGGCCTTTCGATTGACTCAAAACATAGAGGGATCTTGGTCCAGGCAAAAGATTTTTAAGCATGACGGAGTTGAGATCATCAATGAGGACTACGATCCAAGAATCAAAGTTACAGCTGGTCTGATTGTTTGCAAAAGAACTGGCCAGGTTATGGGTTTACGTTCTACTTCTAGCGGTGATGTTTTATTTGATGGCACCAACTATTGGTTCCTGGTTCCGCTTGGAGCAGGTCGAACTGGTCCTATTTATAAAACTCATGGCGAGACTGTTGCCATAGACAATTTTGATATTGACGGTTTCCAATACGAGGAGGCGGTATGATTAAAAAGATCTATTTAGACATGGATGGAGTCCTGGCGGACTTCGTTGGTACGATTCAAGGGCCCGAGTTTCTCAACGGGCCTTTGAACGGTGAGGAGCATTACGATCAAAACAAAAAGGACTTCACTGAAAAGGGTTTATTCAAGAAGCTGACTCCGCTGCCCGACATGCAGGAGTTGGTTGACTATGCAAAGTCCTTGGGCGTGCCTTGTGAGATCTTAACTTGTGCGGGTGTTGTCAACCATGACATGGTTTGCCAGGACAAAACCGCTTGGATTAGAAAGTATGTGGACCAGGATATGCCTGTGCATGTCACTAAAAAGGGTGTAGAAAAGGCCAAATTTGCTCAACCAGGACATGTTTTGGTTGATGACAGGCTGAAAAACATCAATGCCTGGAAAGCTGCGGGTGGTACTGGGATCTTGCATCTTAACGCTGTCACCAGTAATAAACACCTGGAAACATTAATGGGGGTTGGAAATTATGAAAAACAAGCATAATTTTACCACTGCTACTTTTAAGTATCGTGGCTTTTGCTATGATGTTTATAACTCCACGAATATTGAATATCCGTGTGAGAAAACCAGTTCAATTAACAACTTTGGCGATTGGTGTCTGCGGGACTACCAGGGCAATCTCTTGGCCAAAGTATCACCTAAAGGGAAAGTGACACTATGACAGATAAATTTGAAACCATGCCTTCTTGTGAATTATTGGCCTATGTATTTAAGGATAAATCCCAGGATAGATTCGTTGACACCATAGTTCCAAATAACAATTATTTGGGAAGATCCAGGGCCTATCACGATACGAAAACCGATAATATTTATTTGCACACTGATTTGGTCGACAAGGCTATCAGCATGAGAATGTTGGAGATCTGTGAATCTGAAAGAAGTTTAATCCAGGAAGATATCAACAACGAAAGAGGTGATATTCAAAGTCTTATTGAACAGCTAAAAATCTATGATAATCTTATTAATGAAGTGAATGAAAATAGCTTGGCTATTTTGGGGAGATATAAAGATTTTATGAATAGAGAGATAGTGAATGATTGAGATAATTGGATATATTTTTGGAATTGGTTTTTTAACTTGGCTGGGGGCAGGGTTAGCTCTTTTGCTCGTAGCTATGCATTGGGAGGATAGATAATGACACAATATACAGAAATGGTAGAAAAAAGAAATGAGCAGCTGAAGGAAGAGGCATATGCAAAGGGTGTTTCAGGTTTTGAAATAACCATTAACAAACCCGAGGGTGTTCACCACTTCACCACTTATTACCGCAATGGTTCTCAGATTCGTTCTTACAAAGACAAACGTAAGAAGGATGAGGTGATTATAGAGGGTCGGTTTTAGCCTCTAAAACTTCTAAAGCTAATTCTAAAGACTGCATCGAATCTACCGTGTCGATGTAGTCTAGTTTTTTTTGAAATGTCTTGCCAAGATTCTTGTTGGCCGCAAAAATTACTTTATCGTTAATCAAACAAACAAAAGCAAACAGATCCACTTCCTCGGGTGCATAAGTTCTATAAGACTTGGTTCCTGATACTTTCTTTTTGATATCCCATCTAACTCTTTGAGAACCATGATGATCGAAACTTGTGTCAGTGCACTTGACCTGGACTTTGATATTCCTGGTATCGCTGGTGCAAAAGAAGTCGAACCTGGAAGATTCGGAGGTTGTTAAAACTTCGTCAAATATTCGGGCCAGGTAACTAGCTGCTAAATATTCTCCTGCTCTTCCTACACGTTGTTGCTTTGACATTTGTGGTCCAGGTTTGAACCACTATACATGATTCTTTTAAGAGTTGTCGTCCTGGAAGATGTCAGTGTTTTGAATGCCTAAGGCTGTGGCCCCTGTTGCGGGCAAACCAATGGAGAAGAATTGATCTTTAAATTGCTGTCTGATCTTGCCTTTGCCGTAATCTTCACTCATCTCATCCATGGATTGCTTGATAACTTTCAGGCCTCTTTTTTCAAGAATGTCTACAACTTCTTTGCTGGTATTTTTGGGTACTATGGCTCCTGCAAATTCATCAAAGCCTACCGCCCTGGTTGGTTTGGCTTCGAAGTATTGTACTGGTCGCATGGCGTTTAGTCTTAACTTATTTGTAATTTCTGATACAGCAGTATCTAGTTGTTTCGGTGACTCCCAATCTAAGTCTTTTATATTAAACCGAACCACATCATCAATATTTTTGGATCCTGCTTGTAATCCCTCTCCAATACCTCTAAAAACATCCTCAGTTATTCCAAAATCGTCTTGAACTGCATCTATAAGAACATCGTGAACATCATCAAATAAGTCATTAAACTGCTCTTGGGGTCTAAGCATATCTTTTCTAGCTTTAATATCAGATAAGTCTTTAAATTCCTCAGACATAAGTGCTCTTAATCTGTTAGCACCTGTCAGGCCAACACCTTTTTCTCCGCCCCGTTGAGTTTCTTGAACCATGTTCTCAACCACATTGTCTAAGGTATAAGGTTTTGCGACCATGGTGCCCTCAAAGTCATCAAAAACAGTAAAAAAGCCGTCTTGAGATAGGTACTTGTCTTTTTCTTTATTTAACCATTTTTTAAATTTTGAGGTTGAGGTTATTTTGTCTTGACCAATTTCTTTTAAGTATTTTTGCCTAATAAATTCAGGTGCCATGATGGGACTAAAAAAGTTCTCCAAAGAAATGTATGCGTTTCTAGCAGTGTCAGAGATTTCATTCAATTCATTAATTTGATTTGCTACCATTTGCGGGCTGGACAGCATCATCTTTGTGTCTTGAGAACTTTTAAACCCATCAAAATCTTTATAGTCTTTTTTGAACTTTTCAGCGGCTCCTTTTTTGGCCAACCTTATTTTTTCAGGAGCTCTTGGCGTATAAGCATCCGCTGAATAAATTTTATTCGCTGGATTTACAGTTGGATCAAATTTTTCAGGCTTGCCAATTAATTGGATGTTACCAAAACCAGTAAATGGTTGATCGGCTTTAGTGACCGCAATGCTTGGAGATGGGATCCCGCCCATCGCATCAAAACTTTTAATTGCATCTTCGGATGTGTTATGTACAAAAACCAAGTCTTTGTCTTTGGGCAAGGCCTGGATTCCTTTGGAAACTGTTTGAGCCGCTTTGGCTGGTGCTACACCTGAAAGTAAAATATCTAACGGTGTTTGTGGGGTGAAAAAAGATCCTATGCCACGGCCCACTTGTTGAAGTCGTCTAATAACAGGATCTGTGCTTAATTGAGATTGCTGTGCCTGGAGAGATTCATATGCAGATATTGGTTCAACGGTTGCACCTGGGCCAGCTGCCAACAACTCTTCGGGTGTTGGAGCTTGATAATCAAATATATTTATATTGTCCAGGTTGGCCATGTCCTAAATTATAGACGATTTTACAAACCAACTATTTTGAAATAGTGATTTTTAGGAATATGAGATTAAGGGTAACTTGTATTTTCATACAAGTATTTATCTAAATCAGATCAGTTTTTAAGATTTTTTTCGTAATTTTGAAAGCATCTCATATCTGCTCCAATTATTTTGTAAGACATCCAACCAGGATTCAATCGGCATCACAGCTGTTATATCGTTGTTCGCTGGCAACTCAGTATTTATCGCATGCAGCGGTACACACACTCTTATGGGCCTGCGATTGTACTTAAACACTAGCACGGGTATCAAGGAATCTCCCGCACTTTCGCATACCTGGTTCCACCAGCCCTGCTGGTACCATTCGCCCTCTTTGTAGAATTTACACTCAACGGCATGGAACGGCATGTTCAGGTCGCACTGGTCTTTGGCCTGGTATTGATCCAGGTTACGTTTGGTTGTGAATTCTATGTGGTTGGATTGGAAGAAACCGTTAAGGATCTTGGCTACTTCTCGTTCAAAGGCGGCTCCTTTGTTGCGGCTGTTGATTGGCATTAAAACAGTTCCTTATTTTTATCTTTAACCGCCTTCTCTATCCTTGCACATGCTATCTCAAAGTAGTCAGGATCTAGCTCAATACCCACGAAATGAAATCCCTCAAGTATGGCTGCTTTGCCTGTGCTTCCACTACCCATAAATGGATCTAATACAATGCCGCCTTTAGGTGTTACGAGGCGACAAAGGTATCGCATAAGTTCTGTGGGTTTGACTGTTGGGTGAGTGTTCTTTCTCATTTGTACTTTATTATGCTTTGCAGTATCTCCATCAGCATTTCTAAAGTTTAAGTTACCCCTTTTTAACTCAGCTTTAGCTTGATTAGACCAAGCCATAGCTTTTTCATCAATCATATCTAACCCCTCATCTCTATCTTTCTTGCTTGCTTTTGGGCAATAAAAGTATCGAGCCGCTGTGCCTTCATCACCAAAGCCTGGATCAGTCTTGTTGCCCATTTCATCCGCCCAACCGCCTGAATACATTTGATTGGTGTTTTGATAGGATCGACCACCGCTGCTTTTTCCAGTCTTGGGAAATATCTCTTGCACAACATCACTACCATCGTGCATAACATTAGCAGGGAATCTGCCTTCTTTATTTGATGGCTGAAAGCCTGTCTGCTCACCATAAATATTTCTACTATTATTTGTGGGCTGAAAAGTCCGCTTATGGTCGCCACAGCTTTCTACTCTACACTCATCTATGTTGATACCACCTGTACCATGCTCTAAGACATTGTTAGCCACACTACCCTTAAATGGTTTTCTCGCCATAACAATCGGCTCATGTGCAGGTTTGAGTGCTGTACCCCAACCCTCATATTCGCTGTTGCCTTTGGTTATGTCGATTGACTTTCTACTAGCACTTACACCCACTCCTAATTTATCTAACCCATGTATTTCTTTTGTATTTTTTCCCAAATCTCTAAAATCTTTTTCGTTTTCTGATACACCAACTAGCTCTCGCTCATTTCCTTGCAACTTATCCACCGCTTTTCCTATATTATGCGACTTAGGAAAGCCACTGCCATAAAGCCACATTAATTGGTCACGGATCTCAAAACCTGCATCTTCAATAGGTATAGCTCCTCTGTGGTAAGTGCGAGAGCCAAAGAATGATAGAAGGTGTGAACCAGTTTTTAATGTTTTAAAAACCTCTGTCCAAATCTCTACATCAGGCACATCGTAATCCCAATCCTTGCCCATGAACGATAGACCATAAGGAGGGTCTGTTACACAAGAGTCTATGTCTTTTAACAAAGGCAAGACATCTTTGCAATCAGCACAATACAGCGTTGCATTGCCTATTTTTTTTATTTGTTTAATCATTAGTGCTACCTTTGTTTCTGCTACCCAATCATCGCTAGAATGCAAGGGGTTCATCGGTGGTCTCTGTGGGTAAATCTATCAAGCTAACATCATACACTTTCTTGCCATTGGTTTTTCTAGGCTCAATGCCAAACTCTGTTAACACTCTTGATGCGTCTTTAAAGTCTATGTTTCTTGGGTTGCGTATGCCTAAAGCTCTAAGCATGGCTGTCAGTTGCCATGGCTTCTTCTCTGATTCCAGTGGCTTGAAGTCTACATGTTGCATGAGTAAGTCTTCGACTGCACCTTGCGTTCTGAATCCTTCATTCGATTCTTGTAAGAGTTCTCTCTCTTCTTTCGTTAAGTACCAGTTCTTCTCGCCTTGTTTATAAAGCGTGGCTTTGACCTCTGCCCACATTTGTTGCATGTCAATCCCATGATGCGGATTGATGTCTGTAACTTTTAAACACCAAAATCTTCTGTTACCACTACCATCCATGAGGAACTCAGGTTCATTCACTGATGCAAAAAAAGCTGTGCGTCTTTGATAATTGGTAAAGGTTCGATCATATGGCAATCGCATCTCATCAGACTTAGAAGTAATGAAAGCTTTGAGTTGGTTGATGTCTGCTTTCTTAAAGGTAGACTCTAACTCTCCTAGCTCTACGATCCAGTGACTCACAGCTTTCTTCACGCTGTCTTTATCTTTTGGATCAAGGGTAGCTCCTTCGAGTAACCAACCTTTGTTAAACTCAGCCAAGCGTTTGAACCAAAGTGTTTTACCTAGTCCTTGCTTGCCTTGGAAGACCAATAAGCCTTCTAGCGATACACCGTCAACTTCAAATGCTGCCGCTACACAAGATAGCAACCACTTTCTCATCAGCATGTGTTTGAGTCTGTTGTCTTCTGCTGTGACGGTATCGCAGAAATCCGTGACACGAGACACACCATCCCAAGGCTTACTATCAATCCATCGGGCAACAGGATTGTGTTCTTGGGCGATGATTTTCATCGCATCACGGACTCTTTGATGGGGTACAAAATTCTTAATGCACAAGTTTTCTAATTCAACCAAGTGTGCTTCATCTTTTAAATCTGCTATGGGTTTGAAGTTGGGTATCTCTATGTCAATGCGTTTTTTAATCACATCGTAATAACATTCAATGCCATAAGATTTCATAAGTGCATGATAGTTATCTGTGGTAGCCATGATCCGACCTTGCGTGGTTTTTTCAAACTCTACGAGGTCAGGGACATCCACCTTCTTGGTAATGATCTCACCAGTGATTGCTTTTTGATCGTTGAAGTCCATGCCTTCTTCTGTTGGCATCACCACTTCAGCGTTAGACTTTTGTGCCGCTTCTATTGCTTTCTTCTCACCAATACCATTGGCATCATTGTCTGCATAAATAATAAACTCTTTGTTTGGAATGGATTCCATGAACTTGGTATTAATAGACAACAAGTTACCTGCATTAAAACAAACCACCATAGGAATGTTTTGATCTTCAAAGATGGTCGCACAAGTTGCGTAACCTTCACCGAATCCTATCTTTTTAGATTCCTTTATTAAATGTGTACCTATTAAAAAGAAACAACCCCCTGTTCGACCACCTGCAAGAAAGCGTTTCGATCCATCAGGCATG